TTTTTCTAGGGCTTGCTCATAGACAGTGCCACGGCCTACATCTTGAATGGAAACCCGATAGTAAATCGAGGCGTCAAATAATTGACCTTTTGCTAAACCTTCTACTGCGGTCGAGTAAAGGCGAGAAATCGTAAACAGCAGTTTTACAAAATCTGCGTCTTGATCTGTGATTTGCCTGATTGCAAAACCAGCGCCGTAATCTCTAGCCGTAACTTCATTGTTAGCATTTAAGGTTTCGCTATAGCTTTGACCAATCTCTAGATTGACCGATTCAATTGTGCTCGTAAACCCAGGAGCTTGAGGCAAGCGGCTTTGTGTTCTGCCTCCAGAACGAAAATCGTAAGAAACAGACCCCGTTAAAAAATTATTTGTGGAGCCTGTTTTGATCGGTGTTTCGTCGAGGTAAATGCCCTCAGCTTGGCCAACAATGCCTTGAATCGGGCCTTCACATAAAAGGTCAAGAATGCGAATAGTGGATGTCGAATTTAATGCCATTGATCAAGCCTCCAATGGTGCGTCCCACCAACTTTTATTTTTGAACAATTCAATGCCGTTGTACTTGGGAACAAGTCTGCAAAACTTGTTGCACCTAGCGTCGATAATTTTAACTCTAGTTACAAGAACGCTAGGGTTCAGGTCAGAGTCGATCTCTGGATAACTAAAGTATTGCATCCACCGGAATGGCTGCCCGTCTAAAATTAGCCCTTGGATTGTGGTTTGCACGACGGCAACTATAGAGTCTGGACCATCGTGCTCAACCTCTAGCTGAACTTCATATGTGATGTAACCATCGACTAGCGTTGATTTTTCATTTGAAACGTAATCGAAAAGACCTCTATCTAATTCAAAGAAAATCATATAATTCTCAGCCCGCTGACCTGTGTGATAGTTTCGATTTTCCAGTCGCTTGGTTCTGCCTGCAATTGGGTCGAGAGTTTTTCCGTTGTCAGGTTTTGATCGCAGCCAATTTGGCTGCCAAGAGCGATAACGGTTGCCGTTTGCGTAGGTCAAGTCCGACAGCTTTTCGCCGCCTATAAGAACAGTATTAGGACCGGGCTTGCGAATGTATTTCGACAATGGATCTGATTCGTCTTCAATAACAACACGCGCCGACAAAAGTTGGCTTCCGATCAGCGCTGTTCCGTAGACAACAGGAATGGTGTTGCCAACGCCAACCGTGTTAGCTGGGCCAGTGAAAGCATACGACTGACGGCCATTTGCACCTCGCAAGACAGATTGTGGGCCATCAGTTGCCGAAGATTCAGGGCTTGCGAGCCTTGCCTGACCGCTAACTGTCGGAACAGTAGGCTGCGGCGAAAGCATTTGAGAGACGCCGCCAAGAATTAAGCTGGTGCCAATAGCGCCAACACCTGTTGAGATGGCAGCCGCAGTCGCGCCAGAAAAAAAGCCTGCACCTAAACCAAGAAAACCACCACCAGCAGGACCAAGAAAAATAGCAGCCGCAACTAGGCCAACGCCAGCCAATATCTGACCCGTTGAATCGCCACTGCCGCTAATGATAGGCGTCAAAATTAGGTCATTGCTGCCTAAAGGTAGCTGCAAATCGTTATATCCAAGATCAGCACCAGCCTGAATGACGCGATAGCCAACGCCGTTTTCATGCGCGTGTATCAGCTCTTCTTGCAGCTTTGGATAGTTGATGCAAAGAACTTTGATCGCTTCAGCGGGCGAACGCAGGTCATAAAAGGTGTGCTCGGCGCCGTACCGCTCACCCAGATCACCCAGCAGTCGGACGACCTGCTGCATAGCGGAACACTGCTGCAATCCTTTGGTCATAATACCGCCGCAACGGCTCGATTGCACTCAGGGAATTTTGCCGCTGATGCAAAATATGGTTGCCGTCCATCAAAATCGCTGCGTGCATTGGGCTCACTGTCCCAAGACGCATAATGAGCACATCGCCCGGTCTTCGCCGCTGACTATCAACCTCTTTAAAACCAATCGCCACAGCGTGACGCAAAAAGATGCTTTCACACAGCTCTAAGTCACTTGGGCGATCAAAATCAGGCAGTTTAATGCCCTGCAATTTGAACCAATCACGCACCAATGAAAAGCAGTCGTTGACGCCGTACTCCCATTGGCGACCTAACAAGGATTGATAATTGACCATTTTTGATCCGGCATTGAATAAATGTGCCAAGGCAGTTTCGTGTGTTGACACGCTGCGCGATCGGCTGGGCTAGCCATTCCACCCATCGGATGAGAATGCACAATCGCCTCAATCTTGCCTGACAATGCAGCTCTTGCGTAGTCCACAGGATTTATCACGAAATCGTGCTGAGGATCATCAGCAATATTCCGGCAAGGCCAGTAATGGCCATCCACAACAACACCGCAAGCCTCCAACGGTAGCTCTTTTGTTGCATGAACTTCGGCGTCAGATCTGAAGTCTTGCACCTGGGAAGCCTCCGAACGGCAAATTTTGCTTACCGGGAAAACGCAATCGACAACTGTTGTAACTCTTGCCGCAAACATCTTGAGATGCATTGCTGACGCTATCGTCGTTCACGTTGAAATAACGCTTGCCGATGTAGCCGCACTCAGTGCCGCGATACTGCCACGGGCAGTGCTCCAAAATTTGACGGCGAGGCAACGCGACATTCGTCAGATCTAGCTTGCTGGCTAGCTCAAACTCAACAACTTGTGCATTCTCATTTGCAACGCGGTCAATGTACCAGATTTCGTTTTCAAACTTGGCGGTTGGATCTGCCGTTGGGTTGCCGCCTGAAAAATTAACCGCATCAAGAAATTTTTTGCAGGTTCGGATGCGCGTCACCTTTGCGCCAAGCGGGTTATATAGCACCAAAATCGCTGAAATTGAACTATTTACGTTCGCCACGCGCATCGTTGGCCTAGGGATTGCACCCTTGCTCGTCAAGCTGAAGCCATCAACTTCAATTGGAAAGGCTGTGTACGTTTTACCATTGAAAACAATGTTGCTTGTCAGCTCGTTTGTTCCGGCGTGATAGTAATACGTCGTATTGATACCATTAACCGCTGCAGTAAGTTCAAGCTGAAACAGCTCAATAATTGCTGACGGCTCAAGCTTCTGGATTTCTGATTGGATCTTGTCAGGAACGCTCATGCTTCAAACACCTGCTCAAACGTTGCTGTAATAATGGCACGACCGACGTAAGGAATTGATTTTTCCCATTCGCGGCAAATCCACTTGTATTCTGTTGTGTCGTCCAGCGGCGTCCATTCAAACTTTTCAGCACCGCCTCGATCATCCAAAAAGGCCTCAATTGTGTCGGCGTCCGCCTCTGATACGTTCCAGGTCAAATTCCAAACCTTTGGATTCTGGTTAAGCCCAAAAGTTGCGCGCTGACTGTAACCAGAACCGAACTGTGCAATTAGCACGTTTGGTTGACTGCGCTTTGATGCCCCGTAGGTCGGTGTGATTAAAGGAAAAGTAGCCATCAGCTTGCCAGTAGTCCTCCGGGCCGTTTCTGCTTGATCAATTCCGCTTGGACAGCGGCGCCGATTGCGGCACCGAGTTGTTTTGCATTTTGACCGTTGCCTTGAGCATTGCTGCCGCTGGCATCGACATTTACAACAATGTTAGACGTGCCCATTGCGTTGTTTGGTGCGATGCTGCCGCTACGACCAGGCGTAAACAGCTCAGGGCCACGCTCACCAACAACGTATGACGTGCCAGCACTAACAGTGCCGCCAGAAGCTCTGCCACCGCCAAAGAGCTTGGTAAAAATGCTGTTCTGATTGCCGCCGCCAAGGCCCGCTAAAGCTGTTTGAACACCGAATTGCAGAAGAATGTTGGCAAGATTTTTCAGCGTGTCAGAAGCCACCTCAGCGAGCGATTTGGTGCCTTCTACTGCAGCGGTCAAGGAATCAACGATACCTGATTGAATCGTCTGACCGATCGAGCTATAAATTTTATTCATTCTGTCGGCTTGTTCCTTCAGCTGCTCTGCAATTTTTGCATCATCAGCCTTAATAAAAGCATTCGCTATTTCTTCGCCAAACTTTCGCGCCTCATCTTGTATTTCTTTTGCGCCGTCATAGATGGGCATAAGCAGGTTACCGGCTTTAAGCAAAGTCTCTAGTTCAATTTGAGCAAGGCGAAAGGCTTCCTCCCGTGGCTTTAGCTGTTGCTCAAAAACTTTCATGACAGCAACTTCTTGTTCTAAGCGGATTTCATTGAGGCGATTGTTGCTTTTTTTGGCCTCTAAGCGCATCATTTCAAG